AAAAAAAAAAAAAAAGGGGGTGGTTGGCATATTATGGATAATGAATTGATACATTACGGTATTCTCGGAATGAAATGGGGTATTAGAAGGTTTCAGAACAAAGACGGAACTCTAACTCCTGCCGGAAAAATCAGATACTCGAAACGCTTGGCTAAAAAAGATAACAAATGGATTAAGAAAAATGCTGCAAAAATTATGGCGAAGGCCCGTAAGAAATCCGAAAGAGAATTAATAAAATATGCCAACGAGTTGATGAAAGACCCAAATGCTGTTAATAAATCCGGTAAACTAAGTGCTGCCACCATTAATGCTTATAACAAAAAAATGGCTTCTCTAATGAATGAACAAGTTTCCAACTTAAAATCACCATCTGGTAAAGTTGTGCGATTTGTAGCTAAACGAGGAGAAGTTGGAGTTTTCATAGCTCTCGCTGATCAAGGGTATAACATGAACCTAGTAAAAAATGGGATCTATAAGTCAGGAAAAGTGGCATACAGAAAAACCGTAGTCGATAAGGTCTAAACAAAAAAGGGGGTGATAATTCAAAATGGAAATTTCATTTGCTTCCAGATTAAAACATGCATGGAATGCTTTTTTCAACAAAGATCCCACCGATTATTACAAAAATGTTGGAATTAGCTATACTTATCGTCCAGATAGACCGAGACTAACACGCGGAAATGAGCGTTCGATAGTAACTTCAGTATACAATCGGATTGCTTTAGATGCTTCTTCAATTACCATTCAGCATGTAAGACTTGACAAAAACAATCGTTTCCTATCTGTCATCGATTCGGGGTTAAACAACTGTCTCACCGTTGAAGCTAACATTGATCAAACCGGAAGAGCCTTTATTCAGGACATAGTTATGTCAATGTTGGATGAAGGATGTGTCGCTATTGTTCCAGTTGATACAACCTTTAATCCCGAAATTACTGGTTCTTATGATATTCTCTCAATGCGAACCGGAAAAATTTTGGAATGGTATCCGAGTCATGTTAAGGTTCGTGTTTATAATGAGAAAACAGGTCATAAAGAGGATATTATACTACCGAAGAGTACAGTTGGTATTGTAGAAAATCCTCTATATGCCGTTATTAATGAACCAAATTCAACTATGCAGCGACTTATTCGTAAACTTAACCTTTTAGATGTTGTAGACGAACAAAGCAGCTCTGGCAAGTTAGATTTGATCATTCAATTGCCATATGTTATTAAGAGCGAGGCAAGGCGTCAACAAGCCGAAAAACGGCGTCAAGATATAGTAGACCAATTAGCAGGTTCGAAATATGGTATTGCTTATACTGATGGTACAGAGCGTATTACGCAGTTGAATCGTCCAGTCGAAAACAATCTAATGAAACAGATAGAATACCTAACGAACATGTTATACAGCCAGTTAGGAATCACTCAGAGTATATTAGATGGTACTGCTGACGAGAAAACAATGCTCAATTATTACAACCGAACAATTGAACCTATTCTTTCGGCTATTGTTGATGAAATGAAACGGAAGTTTCTAACCAAAACCGCTCGGTCGCAATCACAGTCGATTTTGTTCTTTAGGGATCCGTTCAAGCTTGTTCCAGTTAACGAAATTTCTGAAATTGCTGACAAGTTTACTCGAAACGAGATAATGACATCGAATGAAATCAGACAGATTGTTGGAATGAAGCCATCGGATGACCCAAAAGCAGATGAACTCAGGAATAAGAATCTGAGTCAACCTAAGAGTGAACAAATCGACTTATTAAATAAAATAGCTAGAGAAAAGAAGGAGGAGGAGGAAAATCAAAATGAAGACGTATAACTATGATTTTAGTGGCTGGGCTACCCGAAATAATCTTAGATGCTCAGATGGAAGAATCATCATGAAAGACGCATTTAAGCATAATGACGGGCAAACGGTTCCTCTTGTATGGAATCACCAGCACAACGATCCTCATAACGTTCTTGGGCACGCTCTGCTTGAGAATCGTGACGAGGGCGTTTACGCATATTGTAAGTTTAATGAAACAGAATCAGGAAAAAACGCAAAACTTTTAGTCGAACATGGTGACGTAACTGCTTTAAGCATATATGCTAATCAATTAAAACAGCAGGGTCCCCATGTAGTTCACGGCACAATTCGTGAAGTAAGTCTTGTTCTTGCTGGAGCAAATCCAGAAGCATTTATAGATAATGTTATTCGTCACGGAGAATATTCCGATGAAGAGGCTATTATCTATACGGGTGAAAACATCTCAATATATCACGCGACGGGTGAAAACATTTCAATATATCACGCGGATGAAAAGAAGGAGGAGGAAAAAACCGTGGAAAATAAAGAAAGAAAAAACGAAGAAACTGTTGCTGACGTTTTCAACACTCTTACTGAAAAACAGAAAATGGTAGTTTATGCACTGATCGGACAGGCTCTTGAAGAAAAAGAAAAGTCCGAAGATAACGACGACGATGATGATAATTCTAAAGGAGGAAATAAAACTATGAAACATAATGTGTTTGATCAGGAATACGCTACGAATGATGTTCTTAGTCATTCCGAAGTGGAGGCTATCTTCTCCGATGTTAAGCGTTACGGAAGTCTTAGAGATGCCGTTCTCGCTCATGGTATCGAAAACATTGATTACCTGTTCCCTGATGCTAAGACTGTTACTAACACTCCTCAGTTTATCCAAAGGGATACGGGTTGGGTTCAGAAGGTTATGAACTCTGTACACCACACTCCATTCTCCAGAATTAAGTCTATCTTTGCGGACATCACAGAAGAAGATGCACGTGCGAAGGGTTACATCAAAGGCAATCTAAAGAAGGAAGAAGTTTTCTCTCTACTTAAGCGTACGACTACTCCAACTACTATTTATAAGAAACAAAAACTAGATCGTGATGACATTGTGGATATCGTGGATTTCGATGTTGTAGCTTGGCTTAAAGCTGAGATGCGTATGATGTTGGATGAGGAAATTGCCCGCGCTATTCTGGTTGGTGACGGTCGTTTGGCTTCTTCTGATGACAAGATTAATGAACAGAATATTCGTCCTATCTGGACCGACGCTGATTTATACACCATTAAGGCTCCAATAATTGTTTCTGCTAATGCTACAGCTGACGAGAAGGCTAAGGCTTTTATCCGCGCAGCCATTAAATCCCGCAAGAACTACAAAGGTTCTGGCGAGCCAACCCTGTATACCACTGAGGATGTTCTTACTGATTGTCTGCTTATGGAAGACGCCACTGGTCGAATCATCTATGATTCAGTTACGAAACTTGCTACTGCTCTTCGTGTTAAGGAAATCGTGACAGTCCCTGTAATGGAGAATCTTAGAAGAAACGATGGAGGTACTACTTATGAGCTTATGGGAATTATCGTAAATCTTACCGATTACAACGTCGGTGCGGACAAAGGCGGAGCTGTTAACCTGTTCGACGATTTCGATATCGACTATAATGCTCAGAAGTATTTAATTGAAACTCGTTGCTCTGGCGCTTTAATTAAGCCTTACTCTGCTATCGCTTTGGAACTTGTGGTTGATGGCGCCGAGGGTTAAAAATCTATTTAACCAATTAACGTTTATTTGATAAGGAGGACGCGAACATGTCTAATAAAGTTTATGAAAGATATGAAGATTTGCATGTTAGAAAGACATACATTTATGTTAAGGAGGATGACGTATATGCATACGCAGACCCCGACAAAACTGTTAAAATCGCTTCAGATGATCTAAGGAACCTGTTCCTTAAGGGTGCCGTAATTCTTGACGGTACAACCGAGTATTCGCCGACCAGTTATGCGGAATCTTCTAAAGTTGGAACTATCACATATGTGAAGGCGGACACTACGGATGCATCCACAGCGGTTCTAACAACGTTGAAGTCTAAAGAGTATACAGCCGAGGGTTAATTAACAAAGGAGAGAATTCAAAATGGCTAAATTTTATGGAGCGATCGGCTACGCTGAAACGGTGGAAACAAAGCCAGGAGTGTGGGAGGAGCAGATTACTGAGAAAATGTATTATGGTGAACTTGTCCGAAACACTCGTAG